TGGTATCTGCTATATCTGCCTTCATAGGCTTTCTAAGCCATTACATTACTGGCAAATGATTAAAAGTAGGACAATGTGGTTTTCTTTTGCATTAGTCGTATTTGGCGCATTATTTGATAATTTTTCCTATGTTCAAAATATTATTGACCCTCGATACTATGGTGTTAGCCTTGTTGTTATTGGCATTATTGTGGCTGTACTGCGCTTTTTAACTACGCAGCCTTTGGAAGATAAATGATAGATTATGCAAAACTGGCAATTATTGGTGCTATTTTTTCTGTGGCTTTTGGTAGCGGCTGGTGGATGGGTTATTCACGATATGTTGAATATAAAAAGTCAGTTGAAATTGCCGCCAAAGTACAAGAAGCCCATGTCGAATCAATCCAAAAACAACACGAATTAGTTAAGAAAGGCATAGAAAGTGAATATACCGCTAAATTGGATTTGCTTCGTCAGTATTATGCTAACGGGGTGCGCTCACCCAGTTCCAGCAGCCTGTCCAGCGTTCCCGATCCCGCCAAGCCAACTTCTTTTATCCCCACCAACAACTTACTTGCTGACTGCGCCCAAACAACTTTAATGCTGACAGAATTGCAAAAATGGTATTTAGAAATAGCAGGCATTAAATGACGCTAGAGCAGTTAGACAAGCTAGGACTAGACCATAAGTGGTTAGAGCCTTTAAACGAAACCTTTGAGAAGTACGAGATCAACACTCCAAAGCGTCAAGCCTGTTTTATTGGTCAATGTATGCACGAATCAGGCGGGTTCAAGATTCTTCAAGAAAACCTTAATTACTCTGCCCTAGCCCTAATGCGGACTTGGCCCTCACGCTTTCCTGATCTAGATACCGCAGATAAATACGCCCACAACCCTGAATTGATAGCTAGTAAGGTCTATGCAGGTCGGATGGGAAACACCACACCTGAAGAAGCTGGTAAATATATTGGGCGAGGTCTTATCCAATTAACAGGCAAGGAAAACTATGAAAACTGCGGACTTGGTCTTGGTGTGGATTTGCTTGGGCATCCTGATTGGCTGGCTACTCCTAAATATGCGGCTTTAAGTGCAGGCTGGTACTGGCACAAGAAAAACCTTAATGCGCTGGTCGATGATATTGAAACCATGACCAAACGCATTAACGGGGGAACTATCGGTTTAGATGACCGCAAAGCTAAAATAAATATGGCCCTAAACGCTTTAGCCTAGAGTTCTCCAAAAGCTGTATGCAAACACAGCTAGAAACACCATACCCCCGCAGAACGCCCCAAAACCGCTGAAATCAGACTGTTCGGGTCTTTGTATGGCACTAGCATAGTCAGCGTCTTTAAACGCCTCTGAAGCTGTTTTATAGGTTTTACCCATCATTCCATGTGATCTTGTACTCATAGTAGATACCACTCCCTTTCTTGACGATTAGTGTCGCTTTTAACAGTCTTGCCAGTTAAACCAATAATTCCTTGTTTTTCTAATTCATTTAATCTTCTAGATACTTGGTTGTGATCTAGCCCAGCCCTTTTGCCAATCAAAGTCTTACCTGCTGCTGATACCTTTAAAGCCTCAATGATTAAAGCGTAGTGAGCCGATGGGTTAATTGAGTTAGCTGCAAGGTGCGATGTGTACGGATCGTTTTTTCTAGCTTGGGTATGCGGATCATAACTAATAATGTAATCACCGTTCTTCATCATTTCGTAATCGGTCATTTGTTTCATTGCAGCACCCGTGGGCTAGGTGGTGTTGGTGGGGACATAGGCACGGTGTAACCTGTGTTGCCTATAACGCTTTGGGTATATCCGCTAGGGCTAGTGATAACGACCTGATTAGGGTAGAGCGTGGCAGTTTGGGTAGTTACCCCTGCTGGGTTTACAAACTGCGCTGTATTGCCCTGTATTTGAACCGTACCTACATTGTAGCCACGGGCATCGGTCATAGGATAAGACTGCGCTTTAGCTGGTACACCGTATGCAAACATACAACCCAGCAAAGCCCCTAGTAAACAACTTCCGATAAAGTCTTTCATTTTGATTCCTTTGCTTTAAGTTCACACCATTTACGGGCAGATTGCCAATTATCAAAATACTCTATGTCGTTTCCACTTTCTTGTTCCAAACAATAATCACCATGTTTAGAAAACCCTGCATACCAATCTCCAGCTACAGTAGGTACTACCGCATAAAATCCATTTTCTAACTCAAGCTGGTGTTCGCCAGTCGCTTGATCTTTAGTCCATTTCATTTTGATTCCTTAATAGGGTGGCAGGCCATAGACTTCTTAGAACTGAAATCTCTGCGAGCCATAGAACTGAATAATGCCTATGGCCTACCGTTGATTAATTATCTGTCGTATTTGTTGGTAAAGTCAAAACGATCAACATTTTCTCGCTTGTTGCGTTCTTCACGAATAACCAACTCAACTGCACCTGACCACTCGCCTAAAGTGCAAGCATCAACAGCTTTTAAACCAACCCAGCCACTCATGCGGCCATCTGCCAGTTCGTTGTAAAGGGCATCAATGTCTAAAGCTGGTGTGCCGTCATCATGCCTGCCAATATGCCAAGCTGAATTTTTTACCATAGCGTTTTTGATGGCTTTAGCGGCATTAATAATTACTTGATTGCGATCCATTTGAAACTCCTTTTTCTATCTCACTCGTTATTGAGTAACACCAGTTTAGTTAAGCCAACTTAACAATGCAAGGGTTATTTGTCTAAGGAAAACCCTAAGTTGCAAAAAAGAGACAGGGCTGTATTTGGCAGTTACTAGCTGTTAGGTGGAAAGCCGCAAAAACCCTAACTTACTGCATCCTACTATGGCGGCTTAACGCCCTAAAAAAGGTGGGGTACTCGCTCCGTGATGCTTTCCCCCGATGCTACAAGTTGTTCTTGATCTGATAGACCCTTAACAAATGCTGGAAGCAATCCCAACTCTTTTGGAGATTGGATTCTTCTATTTCTACTAATTTTACTTGGTTAGTCGTGCCATTGACAAACACGATGGCGCACCTTGCGTTGGGCAAGTTTAGTCCTTCGCGATAGCTCGCTAACTGTAACTCATGCTCAAAATATACATCAACCTTATCTAAATCGGTGTCCTTTGTCTTGAAATCTACAACAAATCCCGTACCCTGACCGTTGATTGGTTTGGCCATAAGGTCTACGCGCCCACCGTAGCCTAGGTGATGAGCAAACGACTTTTCACATAACCACGCCTGTTCACCATAAGTATCTTTCAATACTTTATCAATGGCATCTAGGTAAGGCGGTTTTTCGGGCATATAGACTTGCTCAAACCATGCCTCGATAATGCCGTGAATTGCCGTGCCTCGATTAGCGGCTTGGTAACCCGTTTCCCGACTATCCTTCATAACCCTAGCCAACCACTCCTGTTCAGGCTCGTCAGGCCCTCTAGGTAGCGTTAAAGCGGACAATAAGACCTGTTGTTGTTTCCAAGTATCCAACCCTGCTTTGGACATAATGTTGATGATGGTGGTAGTGCTGGGCAAAAGCCCTTCTTTCCTTGCATCACGCAAAGTCGTAGGTCTTTCGCCAGTTTTACCGATGGTGGTATAAGCAGGTGTTCCCTGCTTTGTATACCAATGGCCTGATTCGGCTATCTTTTCTTTAACTATCATCAGAAGGGAATATCGCTTAAGTCGCTATCTTCAATAGTTACTTTGTTTTCATCTTTAGCCTTTTGACCACGCCATTCGCTTGATTCTGTAATCTTTTCGCGGTAATACTTAGGCAGCGCATCGTACTTAGCTTGATCGAACTCAGCTAACCAAAAGTGAACTACTGGATTAATTGCTTCAGGCTGGTGGGCGCGAAGTGCTGACGGTACGGGGCTAATGCCTGAAATATTGGCGTATTTGCCATCTTCTGAATGAGTAATATTGACCATACAGAACTTGCCTAATAAATTCTTGAGGTCAAAGTTCTTACGATCTTCCGCAGTCATCTTCTTGTTAGACCATGCTTCTAAGTCTTGACGCAATCGTGCCTGCTCTCCAAGGCTAACGGTATAACGCTTAGACACGATCAAAGGTTTACCTTCATCCGTAGTCAATGGCATTTCGTTATCGTCTTTACCATGCAATTCCCAAGTCAATACGACTTTGTGCATGATCTTGGTTTCGCCAGCCCATTCAGTAGCTTGATGCCCTAGGTCAATGACCGAATACAAACGGGCCATGTGATTGCCTGCTGGGGCTATTTTAAATTCTTTTGAGTTATCGCTGATTATCATTTGTTGTCCTTAGTTAATAGTTTTCTTACTACATTACGGCAATACGCTGTGGCTGCTGACGCATCTGAATCGCTTACTGTAAGCCTTGTTGTGTCCTTGATAGACGAATCAAACACCTTTAATACTCTTGCCATAAGGTCATAACGATTACCTACCGTAGCCCTTTTATCGCTTACTTGACGAATAAAGGATTGGGCAATGTTTGGCAGTTCGTTAAACTTTTGATGACATAAGTTTGAATACACGCTTTTGATGTACTGCTGGTTGTGACCGTCAAGAATCATGCAAGTAGCTACAGTCCTAATTGGCGCAGAAGATAGTACGGCTATACCTTTGCCGCAATACTCGACCAAGTTATCGTGAACTTCTCCAACACCCGTGTTATAGATGTCAATGATTTGGTCTGCGCTGGTAACTGTATCGCCACCGTAAGCCAATCTAGCCAATACACGACATACTTCTGCTGTTCTTTGGCTAATACCAGTTAAATCAGCTAATGTACGCTTGATGCCATTGTCTAAAACTTTATACGCATCATCGCTAACCCCAGTAGTAACTAGCATCTGTACTGGAATATTAGCTTCAATGATGGCTTCAAGACGATGTTGGCCGTCAATCAACCTACCTGACTTGGTAATTCCTACGCCTTGATGGGTAGGTATCCATTCACCTCGTTTAATCATATTGGCTAGGCCATTGACCCACCAACCACGCTTATTACGGTTGTCGGTATTCTTTAATAAATAATTCTTTGCCATTTCAGGCGTTACCATCTGAACTTGTGGGTTCATTGTTTGCTCCTAAAGATATTTGAAAAGTCATCAAAAATTGCTTTGAGTACGGGGTTTACATGAGTATTGCGTACAGGGTTTGGTTTAACAGGCGAAGGCAAGCCACACGCATAGCGTAGATCACCAATTTCGTCTGCTGTAATAAACACCCCATCTTCGAGGTCTTTAAAGATGCGTTCCAAATGTTCTTGGAAGCTGTTGAAGTCATGCTCTTGCTCACTCATTTGAGTTTCTCCTAATTTACACGGCTTATGCCGTATTTAGATATTAAGCCAACTTAATTAGGATTGCAATACTTTATTTGCAAAGTGTTGTAAAAATGTTAAGATAGCTGAATGGATAATACTTCAACACGCACAATGATTAAACTTTTGGGTGGGCCTACAAAAGTAGCAAACCTAGTAGGTGTAAGCGTTCCAGCGGTATCAATGTGGCAAAACGGGGTGATCCCTTATGACAAGCTGGTGATCCTAGCTGCTACGCTGGAAAAGGAAAGTCACGGTTTATGGTCAAGAAAAGTGCTTTTTCCGTTTTCTTATAAAATGATATGGCCTGAACTCGATTGAAAAATATTACCCTGTGCTGTATTGATTCGGTGCAGCCTGACAAAGCTAAAAAAGCAATAAACAGGTGCAAGGAATACTTTGATTTTGGCGGGGAAGTTTTTATAGATCAAGGCATCCATTCGCGGCAAGCTTACAGCAAATTTATCCTTCAGGAATTGCATAAACACATCCATACGGACTTTGTTTTGATTGTGCAATGGGATGGGTTTATTATTAACCCTGACGCTTGGAGCGACCAGTTTTTAAAGTATGACTACATTGGAGCAGTATGGCCTTGGCATCCTATGGGCAGACGGGTAGGCAATGGTGGTTTTAGCCTACGCTCAAGGCAGCTTTGTGAACTGACTGCCAGCCCTGACTTTGTATATACAAATCACAATGAAGATGACCAAATTTGCCATTTAAACAGGGTTTTTCTTGAAAATCAGGGTATTAAGTTTGCACCTGAAGAAGTAGCTAGGTACTTTAGTTTTGAACGCGAATTGTCAAATATTAAGACTTTTGGCTTTCATGGGGATTTTAATTTTGAAAGACTTGAGTTATACTAGACAGGCAGAGTGAAGTCTGTTTAGCACCACCCATAGTCTAAGACCCTTTCGGACTGATCTGAGTGTTTACTAAATGGAATTATGGGCATTTATTAAGCAACTTCACCTTAGATCAGCCCCAAAGGGTTTTTCTATTCTGTCTAGCCCGTTCACAAGCGTGATGCAACGGTAAAGGCTGTAGACCCCCTAGAAACTACTAGCGCAATTGCGCCTTTCCTATCTGTTATTGCTTAGATAGAGAAAAGAACCGTACTGTACGGATAGACCGATGATGTGATAAAGACAGACCTAGGCACGACAAAGACATCGAAGCAATATTTGAACCACGAACTCAGCTAAGACTGACAAGCTATTCCTCATAGTAGGGATAGCTTTGCCCTGAATCTAGCAATCCTGACGAAAAAACAACAGTAATAAAAAATATTTACTATTAAGTTTACTTAACATATACTTCACCTAGATTAACCTTTGGAGTCTGTTATGACTTGGAATCTACGATTAGTGAACATGAGCAATGCTTATGAGGATTACTTTGAAATTCGAGAAGTCTTTTACGACACTATGGGTAAGCCTATTGGACACAGTAAAGCAGCGATTGGTGGGGAAGATAGGCTAGAAGTAGATCGCTATATCGAATTAGCTAAACTTGCCCTTGATAAACCTATTATAAAGTTTGCAGATCATGAAAATACAAGTAAAGATACTGAAGGAAAATAAAGATGGATCGGCCAATGCTGAAGTTATCTTTGACAAAGCTGGACTTGAAGTCCTTGTCCAATGGGGCATTGTTGGTTTGCTTACCAAAGCAGTTGATGAATACGCAATTAGACAAGACGAAGTTCCTTTCCCTGTTCCAAAAAAGAAAAGAAAATGATTGAAGCTTTAGTTAAACCCCAAGCACTAGACAACGATACTGCTGTCATCAAGATATTGCAGTTGATGGGTCAATTAACCCCTAATGACATTGCTTATGTCACCAACATTGCTTTACGGGTTCACCAAGTTATTTCGCCAAAGTAAACAGCATGACCTTTGCCGTGTTTTATGGCTTGTACCCTCGTAAGATGGCCCGTAAGGATGCTGAAAAAGCATGGAATAAACTTACCCCTGACCAAAAGCTTGAATGTATCGAGGCGATGCCTAACTATTTGAAGTATTGGAGGATTAAAGAAACGGCTAAAGATTTCATCCCATACCCCGCTACTTTTTTAAACCAAGAACGCTGGACTGACGAAATAGATATTGAACCATTAAAGAAACCTGAATTGCCTTTTTACGCTACAGAGGAACTGACCATTAAAAAAGCCCAAGAAGTAGGTATAACTCCCTATGCTGGCGAAGGCTGGCAGGCGTTAAGATCAAGGATCAGTCAAAAGATTAAACAAGTTGAATCCTGACCCGTTTGCAGGAATGATTCACGGGATCATACATAGGCCCAAAGCGGTTAAACAAGCGTACTTAGTAGATTGGTATATTGGTGTAGCAAAGAAGCGTGGCTGGGAATCGGTGGTAAAAATGTTGGCAGAAAAACCCGAAACCGAAGCGGAATTAAAAATGTTAATTAAAAAGAGATTAGGAAAATGACAAGAGAGATAGACCCCAATAAGTGTATAGACTTTATACTAGAGAACGCAGGTAAATATGCACAAGCAAAGGGTGAATTGGCGCAACTTGAAGCATATAAAAGTTCCCTCAAAGCTATTAAAATGGCAGAAACTTCGGAACAGTCTTTGGGGGCGCAGGAGCGTGAGGCGTATCGAAGCCAAGATTATCAGAATCTTTGTAAAGCCATTGGTGCGGCAACAGAAAATGTTGAAAAGCTTAAATGGGAACTTGAAGCAGCGCGATTAAGACACGCTACTTGGCAAACTTTAGAAGTATCAAATAGAACACACGACAGGATATTGAAATGACCACATTAAAAGTAACAGAAGAATTTTTAATCCTTAGATTG